GGTCCTGGTGGTACTTCCACTATTTTTACATTAGCGTTAAAAGACTTCGCTATTTTTTGAATAGGAACTCTAAATATCGAGGATAATTGTTCTCTTGAAAATTTACGTTGTTCTATTAACTGGGAGTCAACCGCAGACATCTGTATAGATTTATATGTTAAGCCATTTTCTAATATTGCAGTTTTACCAGCATTAGATGCACCTTTATGCAAATCATTCCATTGTGTTCTTAATCGTTCTACTATTTCAAAATCATCACCAAAGCTTTGATCTGTTTCCAAAACTGCTGATGGTCTTGCACCGTTAGTAAATAAATTAGCCGCATGTGTCTCTCCAGCTATTGCAGATCCGATTGTTTGTGCAGCATAAGATATAGGAGACATACCTTTGTATCCGTCTAACGAGTTCAGCTTAACGTGTAATATAGAACTAGGGGAAAAACTTCTTACCTCAGTGCCAGCTTTTAATCCATTAGTTCCATAAGTATAATAAACTTGACCGTATGAGTTCATGTTTACTGCAACCGATCCTTGGTACCTAAAAGGAACAATTTCATATACGTTTCCGTACTTGTTTCGTTTTATCTCAGCGAAGAAATTACCTCTCAATTCTAGCGCAGCAACATACATCTCTGTAAAATCTTGCCATGTTTGATATGGGTTAGGACGTAAGGTAAATATATTGAATTCTCTACCTGATGTTATTTGATATTTGATGTTATCTTGTTGTCGATAAAGCAAGATAGGTATTTGTCCTAATGCTTCTGATTTTATTCTTACACAAGTATATACATCATTATGCCTAATAGCAGAATCAGGGGTTACAGCAATTCCAGCAAAATTGTTAGATATATTTCCAAAAAAAGAGGAATCTGAATAAGGGTTACTCTTAGTTTCTATGTTTAGTTTAGCGGCAACCCAACTCTTAATTGACATCTGGATCTCCTTGTTTTATTTTATATTTAATGAGTGTTCCTTAGATAGAAATCATTCCTCTTGCAGTATAACTACTGGGTTTTTTTGGTTCTTTAAGTATTTGAGGGTTTAATCCAGTTATTAACGCAATAACAGGGTCTATTTTATCGTGGGTTTTTAGTTTATCTTTATGCACTTTTATATTAGCGTTTTGATCTTCTGACATACATGCGTTAGCCATACACCATAAAAATACCTTATCGTTTCTATCATAATTGAGTAACCCATCAGCAACTAATGATTGTAAAAGTTTTGAAGGCTCTGATAATTGTGCATAACCTTGTCTGACCTCAACCATTTCTATTTTTTCTTTTTCTAACTCCATTGCTACTTGAGCTAGTGCATAAGGATCATATCCAACCATTTTTAGATCAAATTTTTTAGCTGCAAAACGTATATCATCTTTTATAAATTCAAAATCTATAGAATTTCCTTCTGTTACAGTAAGTAAACCATCAGCCTCCCATTGATTGTACATCTCAAATTTTGTGCTAGTTAAATTTTTAAATGCACCTCTAGGTACATAATGTCTGAAAAATACAGTCAATGATCCGTCTTGCTCAGGAAATAATAAAGCAACAGCCGCTAAATCAAATCTCTGCGCCCCATCCATACCGATATAACATTCTCTACCTGTATAGGTTTTGATGTTTATATCTCTAGCACAGTTAATTTCTAATTCATCGGTACTGATATAAGGATTGTTATTTGTATTAACAAATACATTCAAATATTATGTTTTAAAATAGGTTTTATTAACTTGAGATTGCTTAGCTCTCGCTAATTCTGATCTAAGGGAGTTAATATTTACCGCGTGACCTAGTGCTGGGTTTGATTTTATCCATTTTGATTCATCATCCCATTCATCATCATCATCAATACTAAATTCTATTCCAAAATAAGAATCTTCTTTGATAAGATCAGCATTAATGTCACGAATTAAGTTTCTTTCGTGTACACAAACGCCATCTAATTGTATACCTGCTGTAGAGATACTAAAAGTTAAAGGATCTTTTGTCGCTGATGTACCAGTGATCAACGTTGACATCATTTCACCTGATGTGTGCGATGCTAATTCGTCAATGATATTTAGTGATGATCTTAAACCATCAACAGATTGTGCTTCTGATGCGAGAGGTTTAAATAATGAATCATTAATTAGCCCTGATATGTCATGGGAATGTACCTCAAACATAGATCTTATGCTAAAGTCTGCACCATTTATCATTTTCTTAGTATCAGTGAATGATAACCCTGCTTGTTGTCTTGTTCTGGCTGCACTGAATACACTAGGCGACCCATTAGGTGAATTCAATAAGAACAATATACTTAAACATGCGGCTAAAGTAGTTTTAGAGTTACCACGACCAACTAAGCATAATCCTTTAGTAAATCGTCTTTCCCCTTTCCTTGCACCCTTCTTGAAATAAAATCCTAATAAATTACCAATAATAAATATTTGCCAATTCATTAATAACATAGGATTACCTGATATAGCACCTTTAATATGTTTCAATAAATTAGTGAATTTTATTCCTTGATCTATTTCACCTACTCTGTATTCAAGATCTTTTCTTGTTCTGTCATAAATATATCTAGCACAAGACTCTTTTACATGAGTGTTAGTTATTACATCACCATTAAGAACATCAAAGGCATATTGATCACATGCTTCCCATCCTTGGTAATATTCTGATACTTCATGGTTAAATACATTTATATCAATATTTTTTATTTTATCTATAAAGCTCATATCTCTCCTTTCCTGTAAGCGATTCTAAGGAACTTTAATTATGAACTGGAGCCATTGCATGGCTTAGTCATTAAAATAGCTTAGAACACTCGTTTGACCCCTTAGAATTGATATAACGTTAGTGGAATCGAACCACTATAAACACTTTATCAGATATGTTGCTTTACCATAAGCTAAACGTTATTAATGATTTCTATTGATCTCAATAAACATGATATTGGATATTATAGTACCTAATCTATCTTAATAAACACGATATTGGATATTATAGTACCTAATCTATGTAAGCTATTCTAAGGAACTTTAATTATGAACTGGAGCCATTGCATGGCTTAGTCATTAAAATCGCTTAGAACACTCGTTTGACACCTTAGAATTGATGTTTAAAAGGATCTAGGTAATGCTACTGCATGTACTAACCACATAAACCCAGTTTGCAATGAAGTTTTTGCTATATCTATACATCTATAAGACTCGGCTAATCCTTGATCACCTAACTCTATAATACCTGCTTGTCTACGAATTTCTTGTAATGATTTTATTAAGTCATACACGTCTTCACCTTTTAACTTAATTAAGTTAATTAAGTTAATTTCATTTTGTGACAATTCTCGATAACCTGATATTTTTCTATGTTGATTATCCATTTTGTACTCCGATACTGAATTCTATCAGTGCTGGTGATATTGCTAGTAACATAGCCGACTGTTCTGTTTTGTTTTCGCAGATATTGTACTCTGATAACAACAAATCTCGGATCTTGTTTTTTACCCCTGTATAAAGTTCTTGCTCAAACTCCGGGAAATGTTTTGATTTTCGATTGAATTCTGAAAGTTGAATAAATTGATCGAGATTTTGCTGTTCTATTTCTTGTTCTGATTGTTTCATTAACATGTTCTCTCCGGAATAATTAATAACTATTTACTTAATTAATCGTTTTAATGCTTTTGTTGGTTTAGCCTGATTAGCCTTCATATTTTTATTACCTTTTCTTTCTTCTATCGTTTTGGTGTTTGCATCAGATCTTATTCGATCATCAATATAAGCACATATACGTTTAGTCTCTAATGATAATATCCCTGTATCAGTTTCTTCTACCAATGTAGATAATACATTTTTAACAAATGTTCTATCATAACCTAGTTTGACAGCAAACCTAACAGCCACAGAGCGTTTATTACGAATAGCCTGTAATGATGTATCATTTTTCTGTCTTAGCAGCGCAGCTTCTTTGTCACGCGTTATGTTCTTAGTACCCTCTTTCATTAGCAGAGCAGATACCTCATTAGGATTCTTTTTATAGTACAAAGAATTTTCTTTATCTTGAATTAACGAATAAACAACATCTTGATGAAACGTAATAGGTATTTCTTTTGTGCGCTCTAATAAAGAACGTACTAAGATCTTCTGTGCATAAGGGATATAATCAAAGTCTAGATCAAGTATAGTTTGCCCTATGACTTCATCACCAAATAAAACATAAATATCGTCAGGATCTATAGTTAATTCAACGTCTGCGAGTATTATTGTATTTTTTGAAAATTCAGGTAAGACTTCATTAGTAAATTGTGTGTGGATGTGCTGGGTACTGATATTTCTTGTTTTTGAAATTTTTGGGTTTTGTTTTT